GTCAGATGTTAGACGTGTTGGGTATTAAGAATGCTCAGCAGTTGGTGAAGTTGCCAGAAGACCAGAAACCTGAAGACCCCATCACCGAGAACCAGAACATCTTGATGATGAAACCAGTCAAGGCGTTCTACTACCAAGACCACCAAGCACATATTGGTGTTCATATGGCGGCTATGCAAGATCCAAAGATCATGCAGTTAGTTGGGCAAAACCCACAGGCGCAAGCCATGCATGCTGCAATGATGGCACACGTCAATGAGCATATTGCTTACGAGTATCGCAAACAGATGGAAATGCAAATGGGTATTGAGTTGCCGTTTAGTCCAGATGAAGAAGATGCTGAGGAAAGAGCAATGCCTAAAGATATGGAAGTTCGCATATCTCAGATGGCCGCTCAAGCAGCACAACAGCTCTTGCAACAGAACCAACAACAGGCCCAAGCACAACAAAACGCTCAGGCTGCGCAAGATCCAATCGTTCAAATGCAGCAACAAGAAATTCAGATTAAACAGGCTGAACTTGAGCTCAAAGCTAAGAAGATTGCCGCTGATGCCGCTGGTAAGGCTGACCAGTTGCAGATAGAACGGGATCGCATTGAGTCGCAAGAGAAGATCGCTGGTATGAATGCGCAAATTAAAGTTAATGAGGACGCTAAGAATCGCCTTGCAAAAGAAGGTGAGATTGGCGCTAAATTAGGCATTGACTTGGCCAAAACCAAGGCTCAAATGCAACAACCACGTAAAGGGGAGTAATGGACGCATCTGATGTTCTAGTACAAAACCTAGATAAAGAAGTGATAGCAAAACGGGACTGGATAGCTTCTGGACAAGCAAAGGACTATGCCGAGTACCAAAGAATTTGTGGGGAGATTAAAGGTCTGCTCTTCGCAAGGCAGGAAATATTAGACCTGAAACAAAAAATGGAGAACTCAGATGAGTGAAATCCTTATCGGCACAAACCCCGATAGACCACAAATTGTGGGAGCAGTAAATTTCGAGGCGACAGAAGCTGAGAAAGCCAAGCAGTTACCAGACCCTTCTGGGTATCGCATTTTATGTGCTATTCCTGAAGTAGAAGAAGCCTTTGAAAGCGGGATTCTTAAGTCCGACGAGACTCGTCGCCATGACGAACTATTAACCACGGTGTTATTTGTGGTGGCACTTGGACCTGATTGCTATAAAGACAAAGAACGCTTTTCAAGCGGACCTTGGTGTAAAGAAGGCGACTTTATATTAGTTAGACCGAATGCCGGCACCCGTGTTGTTATCCATGGCCGAGAGTTTAGGATTATTAATGACGACTCAGTTGAAGCCGTTGTTCAAGATCCTCGTGGCATAACCCGTAAATTTGTTTAAGGAGCTAAATCATGGCTGACTTTGAAAAAGAAAGTTTTAAATTTCCGCATGAAGCAGAAGAAACTAAGGGTAAACCCTTAGAAGCTACAGCAGATGACGTAGAAATTATTATTGAAGATGACACTCCTCCAGAAGATAGGGGGCGTGAGCCGTTGCCTACAGAGGTGGTCAAAAAAGCTAGAAGTTGCCGATGAAGACAACGAAGAGCTAGACCCCAAAGCCCAAATAGAGCGTATTAAGCAATATAAAAAGGTTTGGAACGACGAGCGTCGAGCTAAAGAAGCGGCTGAACGGGAACGTCAAGCAGCTTTTGAAGCCCTAGATAGGCTTAATAAAGAGAATAAACAACTCAAAGCCCAATATAGCGCTGGCGAAAAGACTTACATTGAGACGGTACAAAACGCAGCAGATACCACATTGGCTATGGCTAAGCGTGAGTACAAAGAAGCGCTTGAGTCTGGTGAGTCAGATCGCATCGTTGAAGCACAAGCTGCTCTTTCCGAAGCAACTTATAAAGCACAACAGGCAAAACAATTTAAACCTAGTGCTTTACAAGAAGAAGAAAATGATGTACAAATACCCCAATCGCAGCAAACGCCTAAGACTGACCCCAAAACGCAATCTTGGCTGGATGAAAATCCTTGGTATGGTTCCAAAAAAGCCATGTCTAGTTTTGCTGTAGGGATACATGAAGAATTGGTTGATGAATATGGTCCAAAAGTCGTAGGCACCGATCAGTACTTCAAGCACATTGACAAAACAATGCGCAAAAAGTTTCCAGAGTATTTCGATACGATGGAAGAAAGTAGTCAGGCTGAGCCAGACTTAGAGCCACAAACAGCTCCTAAAGCAAAGCCTAGTACGGTTGTAGCTCCGGCGACTCGCTCAACGTCCTCCAAACAGGTACGGTTAAAGCAGTCACAAATGGCCATTATCAAAAAATTTGGCCTAACACCCGAAGTGTACGCTCGTGAACAACAGAAATTGGAGGCTTCAAATGGCTAATAACAGACTGACTCGTGAATTAGATACTCGTGCAACAAGCGAACGCCCTAAGCAGTGGGCGCCAGCAGAATTGCTCCCTGAGCCCGACAAACAGGCTGGGTATGCGTACAGATGGATTCGTACTTCAACGCTTAATCAGGCTGACCCCCGCAATCTTTCTGGGAAACTAAGAGAAGGCTGGGAACCTGTGGCAATTGAAGAACAACCCAAGTTTCAACTGCTAGTCGATCCCAATAGTCGTTTTAAGGACAACATTGAGATTGGCGGTTTATTGTTATGCAAAACTCCAGAAGAGTTCGTCCAACAACGTAATTCACATTACCGAGTTCAAGCCGAAAATCAAATGGATGCTGTAGACAGTAATCTTATGCGCCAAAGCGATCCACGGATGCCTCTCTTTAATGAGAAGAAATCCACGGTGACTTTTGGTAAAGGTAACTAAACTTAATTAGGAGTTTTAAATGGCTTATCCTACCGTAGACGGACCCTATGGGTTCCAGCCAATCAATTTGATTGGTGGTCAGGTATTTGCTGGTGCAACACGTATGATTCCTATCGCCTCAGGCTCTGGCACATCCATTTTTGTGGGTGATGTTGTGCGTCTGAACACAGGCGGTACTTTGAGCCGTGTTTCTACCACAGATTCCGCAACCGATGCTGTTGGTATTTTTATGGGTTGTCAGTTCACTAACCCAACTACTAAACAGTTATTGCAACAACAATACTATCCAGCTTCCACAGTGGCTAGTGATATTCTTGCTTTCGTTTGTGATGACCCTGATACTTATTTCAAAGTAGCAGTATTGTCGAACAGCACCACCATTGGTGGTTTAACTCAGACTGACGTTGGCAACAACGTATCATTCTTGGTTACTGCTGGCTCTACAACCACTGGCGATTCGAAAGAAGGTATTTTAAATAGCACCAGCACATCAACAACCACTCTGCCATTCCGCATTATTGCGGGTGTTCCAGAGACTGTTAATGCTTCTGGATCTTTCACCGAAGTGATCGTCAAGTGGAATATGGGCGTTCATACGTACTACAGTGCAACACCTGTAGCAACCGCAGCTTAAGGAGCAATTAAATGGCTATTTCTCGTGCCCAACTACTTAAAGAGTTGCTCCCTGGCTTGAACGCATTGTTCGGTCTTGAGTATGCAACATATGGTGAACAACACAAAGAGATCTACGAAACTGAGACCTCTGAGCGTTCGTTTGAAGAAGAAACAAAACTGTCAGGCTTCAGCGCTGCACCAGTCAAAAACGAAGGCTCTGCCATCGCTTATGACAATGCACAAGAGGCATTCACAGCACGTTATAACCACGAAACCATTGCTCTCGGCTTCTCCCTAACGGAAGAGGCAATCGAGGACAACTTGTATGACAGCCTATCAGCTCGTTATACCAAGGCTTTGGCTCGTGCTATGGCGTACACAAAGCAGGTTAAAGCTGCTGCTGTGTTAAACAACGGTTTCACCAACTCCGCCCAGTATTACGGTGGTGACGGTGTACCTTTGTTCTCGACATCACACCCATTGGTTTCTGGTGGTGTAAACAGCAACACTCAGTCTACCGCTGCCGATCTTAACGAAACTTCTTTGGAAGCCGCCGTTATTCAGATCGCTGCTTGGACAGACGAGCGTAGTTTGTTAATCGCTGCTAAACCACGTAAGTTAATTGTTCCACCTGCACTACAGTTCGTTGCAACTCGTTTGCTCGAAACTCAATTGCGTGTTGGTACAACTGACAACGACATCAACGCTTTAGTAAACAATGGTTCGATCCCAGAAGGTTATACAGTTAATAACTACCTGACCGATCCAAATGCTTACTTCCTCTGTACTGATGTTCCAAACGGTATGAAGCATTTCGTTCGTACTCCTTTGAGCAACAGCATGGACGGTGACTTCGATACTGGTAACGTACGTTACAAGTCTCGTGAGCGTTATAGCTTCGGCTGGTCTGATCCCCTCGGTATGTGGGGCTCACAAGGCGCCTAATAGGTTCCTTGGCTTTATCAAGACCCCACCCAAAAGGTGGGGTTTTTATTTCTTCTTTGCTGCTTTTTTAGCTTTGCGTTCCTCATAATGGTGAATTCTGTGGCAATTTGCACACAATGGGATACATTTTTTTATCTCTTCCATGGCTTGTTTGTATTGTCCATTTTTAGCTAAGTGATAAACACTTTGTTTTGTATGGTCACGAATTACATGGTGAAAATCAATAATTGCTGGGTGGCTAGATCCACAATACCTACATTTTTGGGTTGCTTTAAAGTCGTTCCACCGCTTGCGGTATTCTCTTTTGTTTTTGTTAGTTAATTTTTGGACTTTTTCTTTATTGCTTGCGTAGTATTTAGCTGAGCCTTTACGAAGAGATTCTTTTCTCCTAGGGTCGTTTGGGTCTTTATAAGGCATTAAACACGTTTATTGTATGAATGTTTAAGTATTAAGTCTTTGATTCTTTTAGGTAATTTTGTATAATCATTATCAAAATCAGCAGGCATCTTAGTCCAAACTTCTGGAAGTGCAAATGGGGCTTTACCCTTTGGATACCAACAACGAGTATGCTGCATTGCAAGGTAAAAGTACACGTATGCGTTAGCTTTTTGTATGTATTCTTTGAGGTTTATTGGTAGATAAAATTGATCGATTTTCTTAGCCGATCGTTTTTCACAATCGAGTTCTAAATTTAAACACCCTTGTAACATTTCTTTTGTTTTACGGGGTCCAAGCTCTATTTTATGATCTAACCACTCGTGAAAAATAGTGAGGGGGTCATGGTTTTCCCCATTAATTTGTATGGTTTGGTTCCATACTTTTGCCTGTTCAGTATACTGATCTCGATGACAAGTTTCATGAACCATAATGGGTATCCAATCTTTGGATAATCCCGCTACAAATAGTCGGTCCGTGTGACTACAAAAGAACCCTGAGACCATTACACCATCCATACGGACTTGTTTTTTACGTTGAATATGTACCGCTATGTCGTGTGCGTTACTAGCCATGATTTCAAATTCAACCCACGCCCGAACATCTACTGGTAAGGCTTTGAGGTCGATTTCAATCTTATTCATTTTGTAGCTAATATGTAAAGACCTACGTTGCTAAAGGCATACCCGGTATACACGACTGCCATAGGCACATTACCTTTTAGGGCTTGTTCACACCCAATATAGGCATAGATTAGCCCAGTAACAATTATTAGCCAAGAACTCATAAAGACCCCTGTTGTGTTCCATTGTATTTATACCAAAAAGATATTGCACATTCATAAAAAAGTAGTAAGATGATGGAAACTGGGAAACCAGCTTATTAAACTGTCCCAGCAGACGCATACACCGATTAATAAGCTAACTTTGTATGGAGAATTAACATGGCACGATCCACATTCCAAGGTCCAATTCGTTCATTGGGCGGCATTTATCAACAAGGTCCAGCTACTATTGTTGAAATTACAACCAGCACTACCCTAAGCCCAGAGGCTCATGGCGGACGTATTATTTCCGTAGGTGGCTCTTTAGCAGCTGCTTTAACCCTAACCTTACCTACTATTAACGCCTCAGCCAATCCAGTCACATCTGGTCCTGGTCAAGATCCAAGCACCGCCAACAATGAAGGCGTGATGTACACAATCTGGGTTCCAACCACAATCTCTACTTCTTCCTTGAAGATTGGTACTGATGGCACAGATAAGTATGTAGGTTCTGTATTGTCAATCGACACTGACACTTCTGGTGCTGCCGTAGGTTTTGTAGCTGGCGCAAGTGATGACTTTATTAACTTTAACGGCACAACCACTGGCGGTGTTGCAGGTACATTTGTACAGATCTACGCAATTGCTGCATTAAAGTATATGGTTACAGGTACAGTGTTAGGTTCTAGTACTGTTGCTACTCCGTTTGCTACTTCTTAATTAATCTGGCGGACTAGGGTTTTCCCTAGTCTACTCAACATCTTAGGAGATTAATTATGGCAATGCAATATGACGTTAAGCAAGGGCATTTAAACGAAAGTGGGTTTTTTGTTCTTGGACGCAACCGTGTCAAGGCTGTTTCTTTCTTTGGTGGCGCTGGAACTTTAGTGTTATTTGACACGACTTCTGCTCCTGTATCTTCTAGTGTTACTTATGCACAAAGTGGTACAACCGTAACCGTAAGTAAAACATCTCATGGTCTAGTTACAGGTGATGTAGTCGGTATTCACTTTGATTCAAATACAGGCGTATCCGCAACGGACGGCAATTATTCTATTACTAGAGTAGATGCAAATTCGTTTACTTTGACTGACATTAACTCACGCACAATCACAAGTACTGCGGCTATATATGTTAGCGGGGTTAATCGTTGGTTAATGACTTATGAAACACACTCAACAGATGAGTTCCAAAACGCTCCGCTTATTCCTGGCGAGGGTGTATTAGCAGTTAATGGGATTTATGCGTATATGAGTGCCATAGATTCAGCGCAGATTTACTACGGATAAAAAATGACTGAACAAGTGCAAGCACAGGGTTCTTTTAATTTAGTGGGTAGGAAGATCATGATTGGTCTTCCCGCTTACGACTTTAAAGTTTCTGTAAAGCTGGCTATCTCGTTAGCTCAGTTTTGCGTAGAAGCGCCTAAACACGGGGTTGATATTCAGCTTTGCAATATCTCTGGATGCTCCGTTGTTTCCCGTGTTCGCAATTTGATTGTTAAAGACTTTATGGCTTCAGATTGCACTGATTTAATGTTCATTGATTCAGACATTAACTTTAACCATCAAGACATTTTCCGTCTAATGGCGTGGAATATTGACCCCAAAAAGGGTATTGTAGGTGGCGTTCCAACTGCCCGTAAAAAAGGCAGTATCTATATCTCCACGTTAGAGCAAGATGATGACGGTGGAATCTACATGAATGCGTATGGTCTAGTTAAGGCTAAGCGCATTGCTACAGCGTTTATGTTGATCCGTAGAGACGTTATTCAAACCCTAATTGATAATCATCCTGAGTGGAAATACCACGATGATCGGGTCGAGAACGGACACCCAGATAAGTTCTGCTATTCCGTATTTGACTTCCAATCTAAACCTGACGGATACGTTGGCGAAGATTACACATTCTGTGACCGTGCTAGAGAGCATGGATACGAAGTATGGATTGACCCAACAATCAAGCTAGGTCACATGGGCATTACTGAGTTTGAAGGATCATTTGGCGAAGAGTTTTTGTACCCACTAATCCGTTCAGTAGATTCAAAAAAGGACGTAGCATGACATCCCCAGCATGGACTCGCAAAGAAGGTAAGAACCCTGAGGGCGGTTTAAACGCTAAAGGTCGTGCTTCCTACAATGCAGCCAATCCTGGCAAACCAGGACTTAAACGTCCTCAGCCAGAAGGTGGATCAAGAAAGAAATCTTTCTGCGCCAGAATGTCAGGTATGAAGAAAAAGCTCACATCTGCTAAAACAGCCAACGACCCAGATAGCCGTATCAACAAGTCTTTGCGGGCTTGGAACTGCAAAGAAGGCGGGTCAGTTCGTGGCGGTGGTTGTGAGATTCGTGGTAAGACCAAAGGGAAAATTGTCTGATGGAAATGATGATATGGAACGCAATCTTAACTGCTTTGGTGGGTATCATGGGATTTACACTTAAAGAGAAGTTTGCTGAGATTAATCGCTTAGGTATCTTGTTGAATAAAACTAGAGAGGAGGTCGCTCGTGACCACATCACTCGTGCAGAAGTCCATAGAGATATGGAAAAAATTATGGAACGCTTTGACGCTGGCATTAATCGCCTTGAGGCTAAGATTGACGAGCTTGGTAAACGGAGTTAAGAATGCCTTCCGTAAGTAAAAAGCAACACAATTTTATGGCTGCTGTGGCTAATAACCCAAAGTTTGCCAAAAAAGTAGGCATTAAATCATCTATCGGAGAAGAGTTTATGAAAGCAGATAAAGGACGTAAATTTAGAGAGGGTGGCTTAAAAGAAGTTGACTCTGATAGCAATCCAGGATTATCCAAACTGCCCACAGAAGTACGCAACAAAATGGGCTACATGAAGAAAGGTGGCGATGTGAAAGAATCTAAGATGATGGTCAAGAAAGAAATTGAGTTCATGAAGAAAAAAGGCGCTCCTAAAGCCATGATGAAGCATGAAATGGCTGAAGCCAAAGGCATGAAAAAAGGCGGTATGGCTGAGTGCAAAACCGTAGCCAAGAAAGAAGTAAAAGCCCATGAAAAGCGTATGCACAAAATGGCTGGTGGAGGTAAGGTTGGTCAGTTGTCTAAGGCTGATGGCTGTGCTGTTAAAGGCAAATCCAAAGGCACTATGGTTAAGATGAATAAAGGTGGAGCCTGCTAATCATGGCTAATCAAGCTGATGTTCGTAAAGTAGAAATCGAGATCGAGAAGAAGTCTAAGGCTCCACGGGAAAAGCTCCCACAGGATCTTACAGACGAGATTGCTCGTGAAGAGAATCTACAAGATCGGGAAATGATTCTTGGACCACTCCGTAAGGTCAAGAAAGCATTAGGTTTTAAGCACGGTGGAAACGTTTCCAGTGCCTCTAAACGTGCTGATGGCTGTGCTATCCGTGGAAAGACCAGAGCGTAATGACTAAGCCTGTAGATCCCGTTGATCCATCCCAAAAAGTAGGGGAGGGGAAGTCCTTTATTGAAAGGATGCAACGGGGTATGAAGAATGACGATCCTGAGATCAAAAAACAGTTTGCTGAGAGGTTAGAGAAGTATGTTAACGAAGGCAAAGTGTTAAATGAACAACGGAACGAATATAAAAGGAATTTAGGGACTAGCCCTATTCCTAGCGGTGGTGGCGGTGCTGGACCAGCTTTAGGTGATATTGAGAAGATGATGAGTGGCAAGATTAAGAAGCCAACTTACAAAAAGGGTGGAAACGTTTCCACTGCTTCTAAGCGGGCTGATGGTTGCTGTATTAAAGGTAAAACCAAAGGACGTATGGTATGAGACCAAGTAGAGGAATGGGCGCTATTATGCCCTCTAAAATGGGTAAACCTAAGCGTAAGGCTCGTAGAGATGATACGGATTTTACTGAATACAAACAGGGCGGTACGGTTAATAAAGCTGGTAACTATACGAAACCTAGTATGCGCAAGGCTTTATTTAACAAGATTAAAGCGTCTGCCACGCATGGTACGGCAGCGGGTCAATGGTCTGCTAGGAAAGCACAACTCCTAGCTAAAAAATATAAGGCGGCTGGCGGTGGCTATAAATGAGTGGATTGGCAAAATCTCAGCGTTCTTTAAAGGCTTGGGGAGACCAGAAATGGACAACCAAGTCAGGGAAGAAGTCGTCCGAGACGGGGGAAAGATACCTGCCAAAAAAAGCAATCGAAGCCCTAAGCCCACAGGAGTACGCAGCAACAACACGGGCAAAACGGCAAGGAAAAGCACAGGGAAAACAGTTCGTCCCCCAGCCAAAAAAAGTAAAAGCAAAAGTAAAACCATATAGGAAAATATGAGTACTTCAGGAACAACCGCTTTTAACCTAGACCTCAATAACCTCATTGAAGAGGCGTTTGAGAGGGCTGGTGCTGAACTTCGTACTGGCTATGAGATGCGGACTGCCCGTAGATCCATGAACCTGCTTACGATTGAATGGGCTAACCGTGGAATTAATCTATGGACTATTGAGCAAGGTCAGATTGCAATGGTTACTGGGCAGGCTATTTATCCTATTCCAATCAATACAATTGACTTAATGGATCATGTAGTACGTCAGAATAATGGCGTTACAAGCAATCAAATAGACATTAATATTGACCGTATTTCAGAGTCTACCTACTCCACAATCCCTAATAAATTGGCAAATGGACGCCCTATTCAAGTCTGGTTTAACCGCCAGTCAGGACAGTCTAATTCGACCGCAGTGTATTTGGCACAGTCTATTAATTCGACTGATACGTCTATTACGGTTAGTGACGCCAGCTCCCTTCCTATTGGAGGATTTGTCAAAATAGATAACGAGACTATCAGCTACGCAAACGTTGTAGGGAATGTCTTAACAAACTGCTATCGTGGTCAAAATGGCACAACAGCCGCAAGTCATACGGCTGGAGTTAACAATCTGTTAACAATACAAAACATTCCATCCATCAATGTTTGGCCCACGCCTGACGCTGGTGGTGGTCCGTATACCTTTGTGTATTGGAGATTGCGTAGGATTCAAGACGCTGGATCTAACGGTACTGTAGAGCCTGATATTCCTTTCCGCCTATTACCTTGTATGGTGGCTGGATTGGCTTTCTATATTGCTCAAAAGATACCAGAAGGACAGCCAAGAATACAATTTTTAAAGCAAGAATACGAGGAGCAGTGGCTCATGGCTTCTACGGAGGACAGAGAGAAAGCCGCTTCTAGGTTCGTTCCTAGGACGACATTCTATGCCTAATAAATTTAGTAGTGGCAAATTTGCGATTGCCGAATGTGACCGATGTGGTCAGCGGTATAAGTTAAAAGAGCTACGGAAGTTAGTTGTAAAGCAGCAAATAAAGAACATCAAGGTTTGCCCTAGTTGTTGGGATCCAGATCAACCGCAGTTGTCGTTAGGTATGTACCCAGTTGATGATCCACAGGCTGTACGGGAACCACGCCCTGATGTAAGCTATAGGGTATCTGGAACAAGTGGTTTGCAGATTAATGGAACCAACGACAACACAGAAGAAGGTGTTGGTTATCCAGAGGGCGGTAGTAGAATTTTCCAATGGGGTTGGAACCCTGTTGGTGGTGCAAGGGACGATGGGCTAACTCCCAATGATCTTGCCCCAAGCTGTTTAGTGGGTAGTGTAACGGTAACGACAACATAAGGAGTTGAAAATGTATAAGCGTGATGCAGATGGTATAGCCAAAAAAGGCAAGACCGAAGGTAAAAATTTAGGTGATAGCGGACCAACCGCCGCAATTCAAAAGGGCAAGACTGCCAAACATGGCGTTAGCTCTATGGCGATGAAAAAGATGGGTCGTAATCTAGCCCGTGTAGCCAATCAAGGAATGCGTAAAACCGCTGGAAGAGGTCGATAATGGCTAAGTTCTCTATGAAAAAAGGTGGCAAAGAAGTCGGTTATGCCGATGTCTATGCCGAGCCACATACTATGAAAGGTAAGGCTATGAATGCTAAAGACGCTATGATGGCAGTAAGCCGTCCACCTGATCCAAATACTTTGTCTTCTAAACAGATGACCCCAGGTGGACAACCATCCCCCCGTGTCAGCATGGGCGATCCAAATCGTGATGATGTAAAGACTACGGGTATCAAACAACGTGGATCTGGCGCTGCAACTAAAGGTTTTACCTCTAGAGGCCCAATGGCATGAATTACACGCAGTTAACATCTGCAATTAAAGGGTTTGCTGAGAACGATTTCCCAGCAACAGTAGGCTCTTTTACGTCTGCTGACCAGATTGCTAGGTTTGTCCAGCTTGCCGAGCAACGCATCTATAACACGGTGCAGATGCCTGCTTTCCGTAAGAACGTTACAGGATCTACAAGCAGCGGTAATAAGTATTTAGCAACCCCGTCTGATTGGCTGGCTACCTTTAGTCTTGCGGTGATTAATGCGGCGAATGAGTACCACTACCTACTTAACAAAGATGTTAACTTTATCCGTGAATCCTACCCAGACACGGATGCAGCTTTCTATGGAGAGCCTCAGTATTACGCTATTTTTGACGATAACACTTTTATTTTAGGACCTACTCCAGACGCCAATTACGCTGTAGAACTTCATTATTTTTATTACCCAGCGTCTATTGTTACCGCAGGGACTTCCTGGCTTGGAGATAACTTTGATTCGGTATTGTTATATGGCGCTCTTATAGAAGCTGCCAACTTTATGAAATCAGACGCTGATGCGGTTACTTTGTATAAAACAAGATATGACGCAGCTATGGCAGATCTGAAACAATTAGGCGATGCGAAAGAGCGTCAAGATGCCTACAGAAGTGGACAAGTGAGGTATCCAGTCAAATGATTAGCGTACAAGGGCTAGGCGAGTCTAGCGGGATTCAAGTAGCAACTAAAGACTTTGGTGGCTTTACCCCCGAAGAGGTTGCTGAACGGGCATTAGATAGAATTATTCAGGTAGGGGATCAGTCTCATCCTTTGGTTCGGGAGCAGGCGATTGCTTTTAGAAATCATATTCGGGAAATCCTAGTCTTTTACATGAATGAAGCGGTAAAATTTGATCGTGTAACACTAGCTCATAAGCTACGGGAAGCTGGTCATCCTGAACTAATTAAACTTTTAGAGGAGTAAATCATGGCATTTACAGGTAATTTCATGTGTACCAGCTTCAAAGTAGAGCTGATGCGAGCAGTTCATAACTTCACAACTGGCACAGGTAACACGTTTAAACTGGCTCTGTATGACAACTCAGCGTCATTCACGGC